TTATCTGTATAATAAAGCTAAACCCACTAAAACTAATAAAAGAATGACACTTATAACAATATAAACTACCCACCAAGGGAAAGTTTTACTTTTACTTAAAACTCTGTTCATTCCAGTAAATAATACTATAACAATAGTTATAATAATAATTAAGAAAACAGCACCTGCTTCTACCGCATATCCCATTGAAGCGCTACTTGGATTATCAACTTTCGAAAAAACAGTCCCAAAAGTTTGTATGGATCCCATCAATACAAAAGCAATCGCTGTAAAAACACCAAGTATTGCAATGAATTCACCGTATATACTAGTTTTAGTGTCACTTACCTCGTCCATAATATTTTTAGAATCTTGCGATAGCCTTGAAGCGTTATCGGCGCTAATTTTAGCATTCTCTGACATTACTTTTGCTTCTTGCGAAACTTTTAGTGCTTCATCAGCTGTTTTATTAGTATTTTCAACAACCCTTTCCGTTCGTTCAACCAAGTTATCCATTTTAGATATTGTTTCTATCGTAATATCAACAGAGTTTTTTGTTGCTTTTGCTAGTTCCTTGGCCCTACTTGCAGTAGCATCTGCCGTTTGCGATATCTTCATCATAAAATCTCTTTGAAAACAGCATAACCGAATATGTTCTGAAAATTTTTCTGAAAATTTATCATCTAATACCCCTTGAGGCGTGCTCAACTGCTTATCTTTTATTTCCTCTACAAATCCGGAAAAATAATCTTCATTTTCTTCTTCCAAAAGCCCAAAGAATCTCTTAATACTTATAAATTCCTCTTCAGAAAACCCATAAATTATATTAGCTATATTATCGACTCTATCAATACTTTTTACATTTATACTGAGATTAATATATGTAGTTTGCAAGGTTTTATTTAGATAGCTTTCGTTATTTATATTGAAGCTTTTCAGAATCAGTCGCAATAACTCAACTTCTGTTATTGTTTTTGCCATAAATTTATATTATCCTTGCAAGCATTTTTTATTTCTTCATTTTTATAATCGGGCGCCATATGGTTCAATATTTCGTCCTTATGGTCATACCAAATATCTTGATTGTGTGAAATCTCCACTAATTCCCATGGTGCTATTTCTAATAATTTAGATGTTACTTCTTGTAAATATTTGAAGACTGAACCATCTCCCAGATTCTCACTTGTGGTTTTTTGAGGTTCTCCTAATTCAAATACTCCATTTTTTATTTGAGCCGTAATTGCTAACTTCTCAATTGGCAATGAACCATTATCCCTAAATATTGCATAGACTTCTTTTAAAACCGGACCATATTGCCATCGTGAAAATGAACTATTAAGCAATTCTTTATTGTATTCATTTAAAAAAGCACCTTGAATAAAGTACATTATTTTTTGGAGTTGCAAGTTTGAAACAGATCTACCTGTTTTTTGTGCATAATCAATGATAAAATTAGCTACTGAAATAGGTTCTTGCACATTGAAATTACTCATTTAATTACCTCCAAATAATTATTTATTATCGTTATGTTTATTAACCGCTGTATTCTACCACGATTCTTATCTTTTGTCAATAATTGTTTAAACTTATATTTATACCACAAAAAAGCAAAATTTGCTTATTTCACACTTCTTATTTATGCACGTTTGGAGCGTACCAAAAAATATCCACCGAAGCAGGGTTGATTTTACACTTTTGCTAATTTTTCAACTCGCTTTTTTATTAAATCTCTAGTTTTTCTGAACTCTTCTAAAATTTCTTCTTTTGTTCCTGTTGCTCGAGCTGGATCTTGTAAATCCCAATGTTCATGGTTTACTCCTTTAGGAATCATTGGACATTTATCTAATGCATCTCCGCATAGAGTAATAATTAAATCGCAACTATTAAAGTAATCTATATCAATAAGTTCAGATTTCTGTTGAGAAATATCAATATCTTCTTCTGCCATAACTTGTACAGCTCTTGGATTTAATCCATGAGTTTCTATACCTGCAGATTTCACTTCCCAATCTTTTAATAATTTATGCCCATATCCTTCCGCAATTTGTGAGCGGCAAGAGTTCCCAGTACAAAGAAAGTAAATTTTTCTCATAATATATTCCCTTACTAAATTTTCTTAATATATTATACCTTAATTTATGATTTACCATAACAAAAAGCCCTGACCGAAGTCAGGGTTAATTTTATTTCCAAGCAACTTCCACTGTTTTTTGATTGATCGCTTGCATGAAACGAACATACCAAGGTGCATCAGTCCGCCAGTCATAATGCTTCATATCCTTTCCTGTTGTATCTTTGTAGATTTGACGAATAATTTTAAGCTGGTCTTCATTAGATAAAGCAACTATTTTATTCCCATCGTAGTAATAAACCGTTCCTTGAGATTTATTTGTTTTTGCATCGATAATTTTATAGGTAAACTTCATAAGGTCATCATCCTCCAATTCTGAATTTGAGTTATTGTTATTTTGTTCTGTAGAATTTCCGCCAGCTAGTTGTTTCCATTGATTAGCATCAATATAAGCCAAGTTTAAATCAAGCTGTCCGTTCCAGTTCATTAAAGTTCCTGATGAACTGTACTGATGAATCGCTGCAGAACTCCAAGCACCATATCCTTTGCCGTCTGACCAAGGTTCTGATTGATAGCCTGTAGGACTTGTAGAAGCATATTGAGCAACCCATAAAGCATTACTACTTGAAATAGTACTCCAATTAAACTGACGAGTAACTTCTGCAGACATGTAAATCATTGGATAAACGCCCGTTTTTTCTTTTACACGATTCAAAAATTGACGAGCACCAACATTTCCCCATGCATTAATTGCCCTAGCTTCAAAGTCTAAGACGAGAATTGCTTTACCAATATAGTCTTTAACAACACTGATAAAGAAGTCTGCCTCCGCAATTGTATTGCCAGTGCTAGCGAAATGATAGAATCCTAGAAGCTTATTTGCTTGAGTGACTTGACCAGCTTGTTCTCGCCAAGTTGGATTAATATATTTTGTTCCCTCAGTAGCTTTAATAAATACAAAGTCAGAAGGAACAATTCCAGCATTCAATTCTGCTTGATAGCTGGAAATGTCATATCCATTCATACTAGTCTCCTATTCTTCAGTAAGTCCTTCTGTTCCATTAATGATTGGTTCTACAAGTGAAGCGAGTTCTTCAGCATTGGTAGAAATATTATCCGCTGTTTTAGATACTGATTGAGCAACTTCAGATGTAGCTTGCGCAACATCTTTAATTGTTTTAGCTGGGTCAGCAGTAAAGTTCTTTTTCAACTGAGCCAAAGAAGCTTCAATTTGTGCTTCAATCTGAGCTGGATTAGTCTTGATTTTAAGATTCTTAGCTTCTTCTGTCACATAATTAATGGCTTCAGATAACTTTTCGGGATTATCTGTATAATTTTTTTGTACCCAGCTTACCGCTTGATTAGCCAGTTTAGCTAATGCATCGATATTTTTCACGTTGCTATGTTTTTTAGCGGCCTGTGAAATGAAGTAAGTCACTATAGAACCAGCTAAGGTTAAGATACCACTAAAGATTGTCATTAAATTTTGATCCATTTTATTTTTCCTCTTTTTCTTTTTTATATTTTTCATAAACACTATGGAGGTAATGATTTCCTCCCATTTCTTCGTATTCATCAAAAATACTTCCAACAATTTGCAAACCATAATCTAAAGTTACTGCTTGCATAAATTCAATTCGTTTAATTTCTTGCCGCATAACTAGCAGTTGCTCTTCTTGTGCCTTATCTCGCTCATCTTGTCTTTTATTAAGCTTGCGATAACCTAGGGCTACAATCCCACTCGCTGAAACGATAGCCGGCCAATAATTAATAATGTCTCTCATAAAATAGAGTGCATCATGAATTAGTACCTCCATAAACCCCAACTTTCTAATTAGCTTTTATTGTTGTTAAAGCCTTAGATTGACTGATTGAATCATTGACCAAATTAACCAAATCTTGAGCTGCTTCTGCCGAACTGTGGAATGTTGTAGGGTCATTAATCATGAAACTTGCATTCATTGTCCCGTTATTGAACGTTGTGAGGGTGAAATTACCAACGTTCTTATCGCCAACAAAGATGTCAGTTGTTGTATTTGTTGTATTTACTTTTTCCATTTTTTCTCCTTTTATCCGATTGGGAATGGTGCCAAAACATTAACTAAGTTTGAAGTTGCTGATACAGCTGCTTTACATTGAACGTATAAACCTCCTGCAGAGTTGACTAAGAATCCCCAAACAGATGCATTACCAAAAGCAACAGTTACACGGTCAGTCTTGGGAATAGCTGAGCTTCCTGTAGGCAAAGTTGCAATTCTGTACCATTGGTTGGCTGACATTGCTGGAACCCCAAGCCCTGAAACAGAGAAATAAGCGACCGCATTTTGCACAGAAAATTGAATTGAACCGCCACTAAAGCCATTTGTTGGAGACAAGGTTGTCCAAGGAACATCAGTTGATAACTTTGTGCCTTGAGGTGTAAGGCGTGCAAATTCATTTGTAATGTTGTTTTGCATAAACAAACCTTGGAAATTAACACCGGCACTTGTATATTCGCCTGTATCACTATTCTGATACGTCATGCCCAAGCCCGAATCAGATTTAAGTGCAATTGTATGTATCTCATTGTGTGAAGTATCCATTTTATAAATCAGAAGATGATCATCTTTGATTTCTGTCTGGATTTGAACTGGCCCATCGATTATGGTGCTGACAAATTCACCATCAGTAATTGTTAAATTTTTTGCATCAATTAAGTCAGCAGTTATCGAATTAGCTTCAAAATTATTCGCACTTAAATAGTTAATCATCCAGTGAGTGCCATTGTAGTAGTACTCAGTATTTGGCTTAATCACTGTTCCGTCACTCGCTGTAAGGTCTGCGGTGCCTGAATATTTCCAAGTCAAGCCTTTAAAGCGTGTTGTTGGCTCAGTATCGGAAACGATTTTACCGGGATTACCATTACTTCCAGCAGGGCCAGTTGGGCCTTGGGGTCCAGTATTCCCCTGAGGACCTTGCGGCCCTGTTGCTCCATTACTTCCCATTTTAGCGACTGAATACCCTGTTTCGCTGGTATTATCCGTATAAGCCCAAACAGTCTTAGTCCACAGATAACTACCTGCTTCAACTGTCGGAACTGTGGCAGTCCAACCGCTAGTCGGTGCCGTTGTTCCACTTGTTGAGCCTGCATAAGTAATGGTCGTAGTCAGAATACCAACACCATCTTTACCAGCAATTCCATCATTACCGTTATTCCCGTCTTTAGAAATATAAGTTACTGAGTAACCTGTTTCAGATGAGTTGTCCGTGTATGTCCAGACTGTTTTCGTCCAGAGATATAGCCCCTTTACAAGACTTGGAACCGAACTTGTCCAACCAGTAGTCGGCGCTATCGTTCCGCTTATTGAAATAGCGTAGGTGATAACAGTGGTTTTTATTCCAACACCGTCATTCCCCTTAAATACAGTCCAAGGCGCATATTTAGTAGGGTCTGTGGATGCTGTAGTTGTGAAATCTGAATACTGACCAATGTAGCTTGGCCAGTCAGCAGTTGTGACTTCACTAGCTGAGGGCATGTGTGGAGTGGCAGTTGAACCAAACTCGACTTTTAAATTTGTAATTGTGACTTTTGTTCCAGCAGGTAAGCCTGATGTTAGGATTCCATACGAACTTTGACCCACATTTGTTAAAGTAACTGTCTCTTTATGAGTACCACTTAGATTAGTATTACTAACACTTTGATTTGTACCTCCTAAACCATAAGTAGGTCTAATCATACCTGACCAAGTTCCTGATGAGTTTGTAATCGCATAACTATACGTAATAGTAAGCGGTTTATTTAATATATCAGCTATAATTCCATCTAATGGGTAGTTATTAGATGAGTTATTATTTGCCGTCCCAGTAGAAGTGTAAGATTGTGATTTTGTGTTTTTCAACAAATTCAAATTCGGATAAACGGTCGTGAAACCGTCAGTGCCTGTTATATTATTAGCCCAAGCTACGTGAGTGTATGATGTTTTACCATCAGCACCGCCCTTTCCGTCATTAACATTAGTGATAGTCACCGACTGACTTGCGACTACTTTGCCCGCAACTGTCGCTTTAAAGCTGTAAACTGCTTTATCCCCAACTCCGCTTGCATCAACTGTGATAGTTTGAGTTGGAGCGACAACCGTTCCGTCTTTCGACCATTCGTAACTGTCTGCTGTTGTTTCAGTCGTTGCAGAACCCTTAAAAATATGAGCAGATAAGGTTGTTGAACCAGTGCCATTTTTGAACTGTGTGCCATTAGTTGTGTCGATACTACCAATATATGGAGTAGCTGCATCGACCAACTGATTAACGATGGCTTGAATATCTGTGGATACTTCGCTATTTAGCTTCTTATAATTTGAAAAAATAAGTTTATTATTTTCAGGATGGGTTTCAGATACTATTTTTTCTGAAACCCTAGCAGATAATAACAGTCCTACATTCCCATCAATGTCAATATAATTATTATCTTGTATGATGACTGTATCGCCTTTTGCAAGTGGGGGGCCATCTCCAATTTCTGCATTTACTAGTTTTGATGATGGAGTCACAGTATAAGTAACTTGATGATAAGCATACTGCTTAAATTGGCGTACCGCATAAGCCCACATATCATTTACATTCTTATACTCAGTAGTAAAATCTATTCGTGTCCAAATATCATCTTTATCTTTTGATAATTGAGCTGGGTATATTTTGGCAGATAGTGGTGCATACGCTGTATTATCTCCTGCTCTTTTATAAAATTCTTCCACTCCGTCATCATTTATATAACTGAATGAAGCACTTTTCCAACTTAAATTGTCTGCCCCGGTTACAGTTGTTGCGTTTAAAAAGCCTTCTGTACTAACATCGCGTTCTACTGCTTGAATGTTTTCACCAAATATTAGACGAACATCATCTCTTTTTTTGCCTAAACCTTGTATGTTCAACCCATCATTTTCTTTGAAAATATTGAGCGTAACAGAATCGAGAGAACCATCATTATTAAGCTTAGTAATAAATTCAAACTCTGCATCAAAGTTTCCAATAACAGAAATTAGACGAGCTAATTTTGTTTCTTGTCCATCATAGCTAATGGTTCGTGCCAAATTAGAAACTTCATTAATCCCAATTGTAATCTGAGTGTTTGATATCAACCCCATTTGGTCAAAATACCACTGGATACTATGGCTCGATGTATTAACCAGAGGGTTAGATTGCTCGCTCATTAGTTCTCTATCAAGAGAGACACAAAAGAATGAAATCTCTTCACTTGTTTCGTGGATTGCTTGTTCAGAAGCAGGGGTCATCAAATAATCATTACCATCAATTCGGAAACTAAAATACGACTGACCATTTAGGAATCGAGCATAGGATTGAAGTTTGTTATTGATAACTTTCTTTACTGTAAATTTGAAAGTAGCAGCACCTTGGTCACGATATTCATGAAATTCATCATCATAATAATTTGGAAGTCCAGGAACATCATTACTCAAAAATGCGACTTTTTGTAAATTTACATCTAAAACATTAATTAACATTATAAATAGTTCTCCTCCCAGCTATATTCAATTTCAAGTGGAACACTAACAAAATTTGAAGGCACAGTAACGATGGTTGTTTCTCCCGGTGGAATCATAAGAAAGTTAGAACCATTGACCATCTCTGTCAATGAAGGAATACCATTAACAAGAATACTTCCTTCCCCCATATCTATTCTTATTTCTGAATTTGCCGCATAGCGGTTTGGAATATTATGCCAAACATCTACATTATCTTTTCGATAAGACATATTTCTAATTGCTAAATTGGTCATGAATTTATTGGAATTTGTATATTGTCCGATGTACAAATAAACTTTGGCAATTTCTGTATTTTCTAATTCTGGAACATAAGCAGGAATTCTCGAACCTTTCCAAAAGAATCCAAGATTCGCCCCACTTTTACGAAAGTCAGTATGCCCAGTTTTTTGGTTGAATTGAGTATTGTTATATGAACCTGAACCACTCCCTTCTCCGTTATTGGCTGCAAAGTCACGACTAATAACTTCGTGAGGATTGTTTCCGCCTACCCAGCCTTTCATAACAGCGATATTACCTGATTTATCTGGTTTAATAATTCCATAGCCAGCCACCAATTTATCATTAATATCTGTGAACAGAACTTGTAGAACCCCAGTCTGGCCAAAGGCAGTTGCCCAAGCAAATAAATTAAAGTAAGAGTAAAAGTTAACCGCTCCTACATGACCGTTTGAATCTGCAGGTAAAGTCATCACTTTCATACCACCGGCAATAATTTGATTAGAGGTTGCAGTTCCTGCATCTTTTAATCTAAGCCCATCGTTTTGAAACTCAATTTTACCGTTAGTTGCGAGTAAGTTACTTTGAGGATTGACAGTTCCAGGAGCAACATCTTTAAAAGCTGAAAATGTTGTATCATCCTTGCTATCATAAAGATACTCACTTTCAGGTTTTATAACTCCATCTGCTTCTTCGATATTTCCCATTTCAAAAACTCCAGTTGGTGCTACAATACCAATATAGCCATTTTCTTGAACGTTTTTTACCTTAAAACGTAACCAAGCCGGAAGCGTACCTTTATTTTTAATAACCGCTGTTACTGATCCATCAACTGTGCTAGGAGTAATTATTCCATTTGCTCCACCAGAGTTAGATAAATTAAGGACATTTGTAAAACTTGAAACTGCGTGGCCAGAAGGAACTAAAAAGGTTAGTGTTCCTTTATTTGATTCTGGCTCATAGGATTGTTCTCCGTCTGGCAATGCATACCAGACTTTATTTGGTTCATCTTCAAATACTAAGCCTAAGGTATCTTCTGAATTGATATAACTTGCTAACTTTTGCTTGTTTGCATTTATCTCACTAAAAAATGTTCCTTTTATCAAATAATCAAAAGAGATATTTCTTGGCCCACGAGATGATGTGATGACATCAACTCCTTCTTTTTTAGCTTGCGTATTATTAGTCCAGCCTGAGCCGATGTCACGTTTTATGTTAGTTACACTTTCGAATAAATCTGAAAGAATGTTATCTCCATAAGTAACTTTAATAACTTTGCTCATTAGTTCCTCCTTCCGTTTACGATATTATCGATTGATTGGTTAATATACTGTTGCTTTGTAATCGACGGTGTTAGCGCTCTTGCAGCCTCATCTTTGTCAAATACTGCATTGATTGGGCGATTTGCTAAAGATTGAATTGCTTTGATTAATGACTCGTTATTACTCCCTGACATTAATTTAAGTAACTCAATGATGACATTAAGCTGGCTACTATTATCAACAACTGGAGCGCTAACAACTAACTGTTGTTGAACTGCTCGCATATCTCTAAATATCTTCGCATCAGCCGGAATTCCTCCAGTCCCATCGGAATATTTAGGGATAAGTTGTGCTGTTTTGCTAGCTTTTAAAATTTTTGTTCCTTTAGGCAGTGGCATTGTCACATCTCGACCTTCTGGAATAAAACTTACTCCATTAGGAAGGCTGATTAATTCCTTATAAGTCGGTCCTTTTTGGTCATTAACCATAGCAAGTCCGCCCGGATGGTATGGTGTACCTTGAGCGTTGTTTGTTTTATTTATGATTAAATCAATTGTTTTTGAAGTCGGAATATCACCTAAGAATCCACTCAATGTTTTTCTTGCTCCACTGTCATTGGCATTTAAATCGACAGTTTTCCCAAGGAAATTATTTTGTATCCATGAATTAGCTGAATTAACACCACTTGCCGTTTGGTTGCTTGCTAATAATTTTTTTGCATCTGCAGGCAAATTATTCCATTGTAGAATTGCATTAGTAGCCCCTTCTTTTTTAGCTAATACATCAAAGTTATTAGCGAGCATTTTCTTAACATTCTCAGGCATGGCATCCCATGCTTTTAACGCACTTGCAGCCGCTCCTTTTTTGTTTTGAAAATCTGCATCATTACCAAGAAGTTTTTTAACATTTTCTGGCATAGAGTTCCATGAGTTTAATGCTCCGGTAGCATTTCCTTTTTTACTCAAAAAGTCAGTATCATCACCTAATAATTTTTTAGTTTGAGCAGGAAGTGTATTCCAACCAGTTAAAGCTTGTTGGGCAGTTTCTTTATTTTGTAAGAAATCTTTATTATCACCAAGGATTTTCTTAACAGAATCTGGCATTTCATTCCAAATTTTCATGTTTTGTCTACTATCAGCAATAGCAAGCAATCCTTGTTGATTGTTGACAACCAAATTCTTTTGTTCAGGAGAAAGCTGGTCCCATTGCCCACTAGCAATTAAAGCTTCTGCGACTGTAAATCTGGCATTCGTTGTTAAATTAGCGTTCTTCAAGATGAACTGCATATTATCCCAACCTTCTTTAGATTTAACAGCTTCTGCTATAACTTCAGGAGCATTTGTTTTGATTTCCCCAGTTTTAGGGTCAAAAATAATACTATTCCATGCATCATTGGCTTTTTTGGCGTCATCCGACATACCAGTAGTATATTTGGCTAAGAGTTTGCCATTATCGCCTAACTTCTTGCTTGCATCTCCAGCTTTAGCCAAAGCCTCATCGAATGATTCACCATATAGGCCCATTTCTGCTTCAGCATTTTCACGCCATTCTTTATACCCTGCTTCACCTAATTTAAGATTCCCTCTGATTACATCCTCAGCTTTAGCGACAGCTACTCCATATTTGCTTAGTTTGTCAACACGTTCTTGTTCTGCAGCAGCCATATTTTCGTTATAGGTATCTTGAGTGATAATATGACCATCAAGCAATTTTTTTTGGTCTGCGGCTTGTTGGTCATATTCTTTATTTGCTTGTTCTCTCATCCCTCGCATGTCATTGATAACTTGTTGAGCTTGAGATTTAGACATATTATTGAACTCGCCATTGAGAGCCTTCATTAAAGTATTCTTTTTATCACCCGTTATTTTAAGTGCATCAGCTTCTGATTCGAAAATAACTTTCATGTTAGAACTTACACGAGCTTGCTCATCAACTGTCAATGCTCTATTTTTTTCGTCACGTTTATTGGCATTGATGTAAACTTGTGAAATATCATTTGCAGCAGCTTCTATAACAGACTTAGCGCTTTCACCTCTTTTTTTCATTTCAGCAATTTGGTCAGCGGTATAACCCGTTCGTTTCATTGCATCTTCAAGTTCTTTAGTTGATTTGTCAATATCACCTTTTGTTCCTTCGGAAAGTGAATTGATAGCATCTTTAACTTTTTGAGCTGAATTTTGGCTTCCGGTACCGAACTCTTCCATTGCTACCTTGGCTTTGTCAATCCTATCCCTAAAATCATCTATTTTATCAACAGTTTCTTTTGGAACTTCAACTTGGCCAAAGAACTTAACTCTATCTTTTGCTTCATCTACAGCTTTGCTTACGCCGATAATTAACCCAGCTAGACCAGCTACGCCTAATGCACCCACAGCCACTGGACTTAAACCAGCTAATATTGGATAGATTCCAGCTAAGGAAGCAGATAGTCCACCACCTCCAGCTATCGCAGCAGTTGCACCTCCTGCTTCTGTAGCAATTCCTCTAAGTGCGAGTTCGCCTGCTCCTTTTGCTCCGATTCTTGCCAAACCTCCAGTAACTCCCGAAATAATACTTGTCAATCCACTCAAAGCTTTCGCTGTTGGAGCAACTGCGGCCGCTGCTATTGCCATTTTAATGATGAATTGTTGAGTTTCTGGGCTTAGTTTTGAAAATGAGCCTGCCAAATTATCTATTTCTTTAACAACTGGAATGATTGAAGGTAAGAGTTTTTGACCTAAATCAATGGATAACACTTCCAAAGTCGCTTTAGCTTTATTAAAAGCATTCTTATCAGAATTGTTCATTTGGTCTGCGAGCTTTTTAGTATAACCAGTTGCATTTTGAGTTTCTTTGGTTAAGTTGCGTAATGCATCTCCGCCTTGGTTAATCAGCACGTTCATACCTGTTTGAGCTTCTACACCAAACGCTTTAGCAACTAATGAACTTTTTTCTGCATCTGTCATACCTTCGGTATGTTTTTTGATGGTATCGAGCATATCAGGTAAACCGATATTTCCTTTTTTCCACTCATTGATATTAATGCCAAGTTCTTCAAAAGCTGCCGAAGATTGTTTAGTAGGTTTTAACAAGCGAGATAGAGCACCACGAAGTGATGTACCAGCTTTTTCTCCTTCGATACCATTATTTGAAAGTAATCCTACTGCGGCAGCAGTTTGTTCAACATTCATACCTAAAGAATGAGCAACGGGTCCGACATATTCCATTGCTATTCCCATGTCTTCAAAACCTGCGGATGTTTTATTGGCTACAAATGTCAAACTATCCGTTACACGTTGGGTATTTTTCATCATGGATGCTGTATCTTCAGTCTTTAAACCAAACTGTTCAAGAATAGCAGTTGATGCAGACATTACTGTTCCGAAATCTTCCCCTGAGGCTCTTGAGGCATCTAATACCGCAGGCATAGCCCCAACGGTTTGATTAAAATCATAACCTCGCTTAATCATTTCTTCCATACCATCATTGATAGATGTGGTATCGATACCGTATCGTCTAGCCCATTGTTTAGATTTATCTGATAAAGTATCCATTTGCTTAGAAAGAACACTTGCTGGTGTTCCATCTGATAATAAAGCTTGGATTTCAGTCATCTTACCATTGAAATTAGTTGCTGCTTGAATTCCTTTTGCGAAAACTGCAGTGACTGCTACTGAAGCAGGAGTAGAAACAGAAGCGATCGAATTTAATCCACCACTTACTTTTTGAAATCCTGTCGATATCTTAGGTAACAGAGATGTTTGTTTATACTGTTCCTCTGCTGCTAACTTTAACTGTGCTTTAAATTGAGCCATCTGAGCACTTGCTCTTGAAATATCAGCCGCATATTTTTGAGTGCTAGAGCTTGCTTTCCCATCAACAAGTGAACCGTCATAAGATTTTTTGAGTAAATCTAATTGTCTTTTTTGTGTCTCAATGGATTTTGTTAGAACTTCCATTGGACTTTTAACTCCGTCAACACCTTTCCCAAATGTTGAAAATGATGTTTGAGAAGTTTTTAAATCATTTTTTAAGGCGGATAATTGCTTACTAACCCCGGTAACACCCTTTGCAAAGCTGGAATCATCAAAGCCCATTTCAATTATCATTTTCCCTAAAGGTGTATCTGCCATTGCTTTCTCCTTGAACTTTTTATCGTTAATTCAAGGATAAACAAAAAACGCCCTTAAAAAGTAGCGTTTTTTAATTAATGTATATAAGAAAGTGTTAAACAAGGTTTTCTATTTACTGATCGGCTAATGTATATTCTGGAGTAATAACTGTTTTATCAAATGTTTTATCTGTTGTAAAATCAAAGAGAACCTTTGAACCAGATTTCCAGTTTTGAGCAGAAATGTAAGCATCTCCAACTGTAACACCGTTTGAATCGACAAGATTTACTTGTCCACTAAAACTAGATATATCGGAACCTGTGGTATTTTCTACAGTAGCTTCATATTTTTTATAAGTATCATCATATTCCTGAGCTTTATAACTAAATACTATTCCATTTACTAATGCAGTTATTTTTTCCTTTACTTCATCATTTTTAACTGCTTTTTGTCCATCTTTTTCTAAGTCAGAAAGATAAGACTTATATTTCGCGTCAACTTTTAAATGATAATTATTTTTAAAATCTACTAGTAATTTTGTTCTAGAATTATAAGCATCACTCCATTTTTTCATTCCCTCTAATGTATTTATTGAATTAATTGATTTTTTTGAATCATCTAAAACATTGAGATACTGTAAAACTAGAGCGTGCAACTTTGAGTCTTTAAATTTTTTATCTTTGTATGAACTTATAGCATCCAACTCATCTTTTATGAATTTATTATAATATTCCTTAGTTTGTGAGTTGCTGGGATCTTTTATCTTATCTAATTCATCTGCATCTTTCCACCTATTTTCGAGTCCGCGAGCAAGATCTGATATAAATGCTTTATCTGCATATTCAGTTTTATTGCTTGAAGTATCACCACATGCTGACAAAGTCAATAACAAAATACCAAAGCTAAATAAAAAAATTGATAGTCTTTTCATAATTTTCTCCTTATTTTTATAATTCATTATACTCTTTTAAAATAAAATATTGCAAGCGTTACCTAAAATAAAACTAAAAAAACAGCTCATAAGAGCTATTTTTATTTTAATGACTGCCCAAATTCCCAAAGCGATAACACTTTTTCTTGTTCAGGCTCATCTACGCTACCATCTTCTGATATAATTTTTGCACCAACCACAGAAACAACTGTAGAAAAATCATTACTAAGGATATCTGCTAAAGTATATGAACCAGTCGATACTAGCGTTTTTACAAAGTCTAGAAATTCAGAACGAGCTTCTGAGACTGTCATTGTTCCTTTTTTTCGTCACCCGTAACTTCTTTTGAACCAGTAATCGTTTCAAAAACATCTTTAATGAAATTTTGCAATCCCCAAGCAGGTACACTTGCCAAAATTGATTCTTCCGTTACTTTTGAACTATCGAATAAACCAGCAATGAAATTAATACGTTTTTTATAAACGTCTGAAATAGACATCTTATCAACGTTTTTTTCAATTTCAACTGCCATATCCCAATAATCAAGAAGTTTTTGACCGCTAACATGTTCTTGAGTAACAGTAAACTCACCATCTTTATCACGAAGAGTAATTGACAACTTAGTCATTTATTACTCACCTCCCCCAGTTCCTGAACCGCTTGATGCTGGTACCATTTGAGCATCAGTTTTAATCTCTGTAATACCAGCTGCATCAGTAGATGTTCCTGTTCCAACAAAAGTAGAGTAATACAAACCATTATCATCAGAACCAATCGCAAAACTGATGGCTTCTGATGGAAGTTCTCTTTGTTTACCTTGTACTGTATTAAACTCAAGACCATCAGAAGAGAACATTCCATCCACAAATGCCATTAAATATGGATTACCTTGAGGTGTTACATCCTCCAATAGAATCGAGCAATATGGAGAAGTACGATCTGCAGTAGCTTTGTATACACCGTTAGTAGATGCGACAATTCCAAGCACTGCATTTTTAATTTTTTCAGGGAAGTCCATGATATCGAAATCAACTTTACCATCTCCAACTCCTTTTCCTGAAATGGAGTATACTTTATTTGAAGAATAAGATTTTACGGCATCAACCGCTAATCCTGATACTTTAGCGGAAACCATCCCACCATTATCTTTTTTTCCTTCGATAACAAACTGATTTGTCCCAAGAACTGGATCTTTACCATCTTTTACACGAATTGTTAAACGTTTAAAACCAATAGGTACTGACATTGTTTTTTCTCCTTATTTTCAATAATTTTCGTAAAGATTACTGTTGCCTTCATAAAATCGAGCATCCACATATCTCTTTGTTTCTTCAAAATATTCATCAAGGCCACCATTCATCTGAAAGAACCCTTTTGTTTTGAGAATATTTTCAACTTTTCTTTGAAGCTCCTTGCTTTCCATTCGATTAGTTGCCTCAATGCTGACCTGATAGACAAAATGTTTAGCGAATGAATCGTTGCTTCCTACCGCAGTTTGTTCTGGTGGGCCAGCAGGTATAACCGTTATACTTGTCAAACTTCCTGATAAATTTTCATACCTAGAATAACTTTTAAATCCACCCGTTTTTTGAATTGCTAGAATATCAGAGTCATTAGCTAAAGCTTGCATAAGTTCATTTAGCATATCATTCATTTTAACAACTCCTTCAAATTAGCTTGCGCTGTCTTAACAAATTTTTGTCCTTGAGCATTTGAAAATCTTTGTAAAGCCCCAAAACTTTTATAACGATATGATTTACCATTTCTGACAAAACCATTATTTTCAAGATGAACAAGTCTCCAATGCTTACCATTGTTACCTATCTTTATGACGGGGAATCCTGATGTTCTAGAAACATTCCCTCGAACAACCCCTGCTACTGTATCACCAGAATTTGCAAATTTAGAAAGAGTGCTCTTTAAATTAATTACAGCTTCATCTGCAGATGCTTTAAGCGCATCACTTTCTATCTTTCTTACTCGAGTTTCACTAAACTTTTCTCTCAATTTAGCTTCAATTTCTTCAAAGCCCCTAATAGTCATACCACTACTCATTAAGATTTGTACCTCCTAGTATTATTTTTAGGAAAGTACGATCATGGAAATCTGGCTGAATATCAATTATGTTCCAAACCTTATTGATGTACCTTGAGTCATCAATAATAACTTTGTCATCATTTTTGGGTTGATAACTTGTTAAGGGATCGCGAATTTTTATTGTTGCTCCATTTTTAACATTTTGATTCCCCAAGATTGTTAAATCTTTATTGCTAGGGGAATAAAGATCTGCGTAGGTTTTAAAAAGAACAATAGGATCACCACCTCTCCCGTCGAATGACGTATCAAGCCCTACTCCTTGAAATGTAACTTTAGTCCGCATCGTTCCGTTATTTGTACGATTAGATGATTTAAGTAATTTTTGCGATTTAATCATTGCGTCTCTCCTACATCATCAGTAGGCTGATTAGCTAGAAAAACATCACGGATATTTTGCTTATAATTCTCTTTGAATTCATCTAGCGCATCATTGTATGTATAACGCGAACGTTCGAAAATTAATTCCTTAACTTCTGGATCACTCGCATCAGATACTCCAATCAATCGTAGAATTGAAGTGTACGAGGCTGTGAGCATATCAGTTAAGTTAGCCAACTCATCCGAATCCTCAGTACTAATTCTCATTCTTTGTTTAAATGAACTAAGGTTATTAGTGGCCCAAGTTTTAGCGTCAGCCATAAACTCCTCCTATTCTTCTTCGTCACCCTCCATTTTTTCAACAAAGCCAGGGAGCTTTTTTTCAAGCTCCTTGAACCTAGTTGCAGTTGCTTCAAAAATTTCGCCGACATCTCGACGCACATTTTCTTTTACATCATCAAAAACTGCATTTACTTTAAGTTTCATGAGCTACCTCTTATCCTTTAGGAACAGCGGCAATTGTAACAAGTGCTGAAGCATTGTTATCTTTTGGTTTGCCCCAGTAGAATGATTTAGTTGTATAAAGTTGAAGATCTTCAAGAGCAAATGTTTGGTCAAATTCTTGCATTGTCATTTTTCCGCGATAAGCATTGTATCGATTTGCGACAAATACAATCCCTTTACCAGCGGGAACTGCCATTGATTGAACTACAGCAATATTGAAAGGTAAGATATCAACCCATACTCCATTAGCGTTCAAATACAAGAACATTGCGGTAAAATCATAATAATCTTGAGGATTAACCAAAATTTTTGCTTGTCCAGCAATATTAAGTGGAATTCCTTTTTCACTAACTGACATTTTTTTCATAATAGGTGCTAGAATTTTAGCAGCTTGTCGTGAAACGTCTTGAGAGTTTTCTAAAGCAGCAAGTGGCGAAAGGTCAGCAGATACTGTTTTATCTCCATATGTAGTAGTCCCATTTACAATGGTAGCATCTTTAATCAAACCAACGGGTTTGTTATTGCCATCACCATTAACCAAAGCCGCTTCAAGAGCAACTGCAATAGATTCTGACAATTGTAAGATGATAAAGGTTTTCAACCAATCATAGCTATAATCAAGGGCATCTTTAGGAATAACAGTAAATGCTGTAAGTTTATTTTGAGAAAAATCGTGTTCTCCAAAGTTTTGATTTAATTGACCTTGAATATCACCAGCAAAAGTTCCCCATACTGCTGTTCCACCATTGTAGATACCATCAGAGGTAATCGCTTTAGTGCGAAGCCCCATATCTTGGAAATTGATAATATCAAGCAACGGATGAGCATAAGTCAATTCGTCAAAAACTTGATTGATAATTTCAAGAGGCAAGGTTTTTTCTACATTTCCAACACCAGAAGTAATTTCGTTAAAGAATTTTGTTTCTTCTGCTGACATTACTTCTGCAGAACGAGATGACATTAGAGAGTTAATTTTTTCATTTGTTTGATCAGCAAGATTTTCAACAATTTCCGTCCCCATGACTTCCATAGACTTTGCAAATAATTTTTGTTGTTCTTTTTCATCGGCTCCATTAGCAACTGCATCTGTATATTTCCCAACAGCTGCTGTGTAATTAGGTAATTTTGTGTAATCCATTATTAAATTCCTCCTAGGAAAAGTGGTTTAAATTTTTGATTTTTAAGTGGCTTTTCTGCCGAGTTATCAGCTTCAAATTCTGCTTTTACTTCAGATATTTTTTCATCAATTAATTTACTAATTGAATCCATTTGTTTCTTGTCAAGAGAAACATCAATCGTGTAATTTTTCTTGTCATCTCCTTTAATCATGTTTTTAAATTGATTAATCTTATCAGGTGATAACATTGGTGAAAAACTTGCAACCATTTGAACAGATTGATTATTTTCAAAAAGAATTTCATCAACTATCCCCGATTCAACAGCTTGCTTTGCATTAAACCAAGTTTCGTTGTCCATTAATTTTTGAGCTTCCTCTGCTGAAATGTTCATTCGGTTAGCATAGAGATTTGCTAAATTTCCACTTGACCCCAATAAATAATCCGAGCTTGAAGCCATATCTCTATAGTCGCCTTGTTGAACCATTGATACGTTATGAATCATAACTTGACCGATGGGAGTTATCGCCACCCTATCAGCTGCTAAAAGGGGGAATGTCGCAGCACTTGCACAAAGACCAGAGATTTCAGCAATAACTTTACCTTGATACTTGCTTAAATCTGTGAAAATCTCACTCCCAGCAAATACAGAACCACCTCCAGAGTTAATTTGAATGGTAACATCTTCTCCATTAGCCTCGTTTAAGAAGTCTGCAACTTTTTGCGGAGTGATGCATTCCATACCAAACCAGTCATACACTTCTTCATAATCGTTATCGGCAACTACGCCATTAAACTTAAGTGTCTTCACTATTTTTTCCTTTCTCTTCATAATTTTTAGTCATAATAAATCTGTCCCCATCTTCTGTTGGTGGTAAATTGGCAGCCTCGCGAACTTCATTGACTTTTATAACACCACTAGACCCTGCTTTATCAATTGCATCTGCACGGTCAAGAATGTTAACTGTTTTAAATCCAGTCATTTGCAAGGTATTGCCAACTGAATATCCTGATTTTTTAATTAAAATACTTGCGAATCCTTCAGATAATTTATTGCCCAATGGAATCGCTGCGGATTCAATCGCCAAATCCAAGTTTTCAGAATTATTAGCAGTCTCTCCAAGCACCAATGCTGGAGGAATTCCAAGCAGCCCGGCTACTTCTCCAATGAATACTTTTTTTAAAGACCAAAAGTCAGTAATCTGATTTTGTAGTGTTGCAGACTTGCTAGAAGAAATTTCATCATACAAAGATTTTGATTTATCGTCAGCAGGAATAAATACCACTGGATCATTCATCATTTTGTCGTATAAAGTTGTTGCATATTGTTGCTGCAATTTTTTTCTCTCATTATCTTCAAGCTTGCTGTTGACTGGAATACTGATTTTTGCTCTAACTTGCCCTACACGGAGCTGGTTGGCAATTAAGATTCCGAATAGTTTTCCATAATCATCCCATAGACTATCAACATATTTTTTTATCCCAATATTGTCATTGTCTAAGTGAAAACAATCCACTCCTTGAATAAAGGTTCTATTAAAATATTTTTGAGCGTATGGTCCAGAATTAGGAACATTAGAAACTTTGCTATTGGAGAAGTTAACTGTCACTCCCGTGTATGTGTTCCCGTCAAGCGAATAGTTTGTTACAAAATTATCAGCAATATAGAACTGATCACCATCCTGTATGACTAATAGCTCACCATTTAACAACTTTTTTATCATTGAAATTTTGAATTCACTAGCTGTTTGGTTAGGATTTGGTCTCATATTTAAAGCATAATCAAATTTAGAATCTGTAATTGAGCTTTCGTTCTTAAATACAAATTTACCTTTAGAAACAATCCTTGCTAAGTAAGAAACACAAGATTCTAAAGCAGCATCCTTAATACCAAGCGTGACTTGTGCATTAAATAATGCGTCATACCCAGTTAAATCTGTTGTGCTTAATTTATCTTTTACAGATGACCAAATGTCTGAAAATAGTCCCACATTTTCTCCTTTCCGTACTTTTAATTCAAGTTTAATGGAAAAGTAGAGCGAAAAAGTAGCGTTTTTATAAATAAAAAGCCGCCATTTCTGACAGCTTTATTTGAGGGTTATCGCACCACATTACTAATATTTTATTGCTCACTCCTCTACAATATGAATTATGCTAGATTTTTACTCTCAAAAAGTATCGTTTATCCCATAAACCAACCCAAATTATCATAGAAATCAGTTGTATCTACTTCATTTAATAAATCAGCCTTGAACATCGCTGCTTCAAAAGCTTTAAATCCATCTGTTTTTCGTCTGACATCTTCTTTTTTGATATATTCCACATTTCCATCTTTTTTCAAGTGTCGAAGCACGTTATTTGTGTACCACCGCATCATGTCATTATCACCAAAATTAATTTTTTTATTGGCAAAACTATCCTCAATTACCGTTGATAATTGCGCATCAATGGCTCTAAAGTTACGAATAACTTCCACACGATAACCAAGCGGTTCTTCAAATTTGCTATTCCAAGAGACTTCAAACCCAGCTTCTTCAAATTTAGGTTGTAAATACTCCCTCATTTTATAGCCGTCTCCACAAATAGTTTGGAATTCATACCCTTCTTCATCACGCATACGAACAAACCAATCTACAACGTGTTGTGCATCCATTGACGGTTCATCTAATACTGTGAGCAACCCCTCATCTTCCCATTGTCTAATCGGGGCAAATCGTCGTTTACCATTAACATTTTCATTTGGCTTTGAATAGCTATATATTCTATCGACAAATTCTTTACGAACAAACGAATGAGATTTGAAAACATAATCCCCATCAACTTTAAACAAAGCACCAACTGCAATAAAGTCACGAGTAGAAGCAAAGTCAAATCCTCCAACTGCTGGTAAATTTCGGAGTTCCGGGAACTCTTTTTTTGTTGCTTTTAATTCTTCATAAGTGGCCACGCTTCTTTCAATATCTGTCACCGGCAGGTTCATCCGTTTAGTCATGAATTCATCACGGCCACTCGGGTTAACCTCTAGTTTTTTATATTGTTTTGTAACCTTTTTATACAATCTTTTCGCATAACTGCTCATTGGAAGAGTAAACATAGGATTAGCCATTTCCCAATTTGTTGGATCATCGACTTCTTGCTCATCGTTCAGTTTGCAAATAAAAGGAAATAATTCATCAAAATCAGCATCACCTTTGAGTACTTTATGAGCTAATTCCTTCATTTCATCAATGAATCCCTCGCGAACAAATCCATCTGTTCCGATATAGAACTCTCTTGGATTAGCAACTTTCCCCAAACCAGAAATATAAACATCTGTTACTTTGTGGTCTTCATATTGGTGTATTTCATCAAATACTACTGCACCGTCACGCAAACCATCTTTTGTATTTCCGTTACTTGTCTTATAACGAATAATAGACTGGGTTTTGCGATTTTTGATTTCTTTTTTACCCCAAGAAAACATTCTTTGAAGTTTTTCATTCATCTCAATTGTGTCGTAGATTTCTTCAAAGCTCATTTTAGCTTGATCTTCACTATTTGCGACAAGCGAAATATGATATTTGGGAATTCCGTGCATTGGAGTTTGCAAGTAGTTAGTTACTCCAGAGATTAAACCATTCTTACCACCACCACGCCCCATCATGATTAAAAATTGTTCAAAAACAATATCATCCCCATCACTCCAAAATAAAAAAATGAAACTAATAATAAATTTTTGAAAGTCCTCTAGTTTAAAATAAAATGTTTCGATATATCTGATGCATTTATTAATTTGGCTTTCATCGAAATAAATTTCTTTTCTTTCAAGACGAGGTTTAATTTCTCTAGCAATATATTCAACAAGTTCTATACGTTCCTTGTTAAGTTTTACTTTTTGAGCATGATAAGAATTGATATAATCACTGACATATTTAATCAGCATATAAATCTTCCTCATTAAAATCATTATTTTTGCCCTTTTCGGCTCGTTTTTCCTCGAAAAATTCATCCAATTTTATAAGAGCTGTATTAATTTTTACTTTCTCAGAAATGGCAGGGTTTGGTTTCAAAAATTCTTGATTACCATTAACGACTTTTATCATTGTTCCATCTTTAGAAATAGATTTATCAAGGTTTCTGGATATTCTAACCAAACTACAATATCTCTCCACCTTTTCAATTTCTGAAGCTGATTTTTCATTAATTAGCCCTAATAATTCTATTTCAAGTTTGCTTTTTGCCATGGTTACCCCCCCTTTCAAAAAAATGGCTTTATATTTGGTTAAAAAACCCCAACCGGTCTGTGGTAAATTTGGAAATAGACCCAATTATTTTAGACCCGGGGGTATATTTTAATTATTTTTCTGTAATTTCCGAACAATAAAATCAGAATTCAAAAGTTTCATCATCAAACTGCTTGTATCTGTGTCTATCATGCCTCTTGTTGTGGCAGTCGTGACATAAGGTACGCAGGTTACTAGGTTCTAGTGCAAGTTCTGGATGATACTCAAGTTCCTTGATATGATCTATCTCTAGTGTCGCAGTCTTAGCCGTTGTCACCCTGCCTTCTGCTTTGCACCATTGACATTCATTGTTATCACGCTTGAGTATCTGTTCTCTCATACGTCTCCAAGCTCCTGAGCAATAGAACCTGTGTCTTGCCTTTGGTGTACTTACATCTATCATGATTCAATCGTAAAACAAAAACGCTACGAAAAAGTAGCGTTCTTTATATTATTCATGAAACATCTTAAGTAAATGACCACCGTCATATTTCTCAGCAAACTGTTGCGTTGCTTTATTATTTCTTGCGATGACTGCGCTCTTGGAGTAATACATATTCATTGTAATCTTAATGATTCCCCAACCGTCAATGTAATAACGTTTGAATATCTTGCGATCATCTTCGTCTTTAATATTATCTAATGCTTCTTTAATAAGCTGAGATTGTTTGGCATTCTTCTTATTGCGAATGATTATTCTTAGCGTCATTCGAACATCATGCCATTGTGCTTTCGTCAATTCTTTTGTCATATTCTAACTCCTGTTATGTTATAATAGTATTAGAATAAATCGTTTTTAAAGCCCATTGCAGTGGGCTTTTTATTATTTAACTATTATCAGTTCCGTAAACAATAATCGAAATATCCGACCGACGGCCAAAATTATAGAACAGCTCAGCAATAAAAAAATTAGAATATAGAAGTTCATCAATATATATTTTATTGTATCTTCTACCCTGGAGTTCATCATATACATTTTTGAAACTTTTTGCGGATATAACTCTTTTTTGCAATTCTTTTGGAAATAGCGATCGTTTAATCATACTATTCGGAACCAGACACAGCGCTGATTCATCTTGTTCCATCAATTCAATAACCTTTGTTGTCTTTCCACTACCTCTATTCTGATTGTTAAGTTCTAACATTTACTTTCTCCTAGTTGAGTTTAGCGAGTTCCTAGCTCAGTATGTGATATAATATAACTGACCAAAAATATTAAAAAATATTATAATAAGTTGTTAATTCGTATTTCGCTCGAGCCTGGTCAACTCGAGCTTTTTTGTTATAACTTATTTTTATTATGGTATAATGTAGTAGACCTAAATTTTAAGAATAAAATTTAAACCTAGAACATATAACTCGAACTTGGTCAGTTCGGGTTTTTTGCATTTATCCCATAACCTCTTACTTATTGATGTGATATAATATAACTGACCACAAGTAACACTTAAAGATGAACTGTTACATCTACATCTTTTCTACGATGGCTCAAGTTTGGTCAGCTTGGGCTTTTTTATATTTCCTTTTATTTAAATCATATTGCTTGTACTTGGTTAGTAATAGTTTTAAAATAAAATTGTATAACCAATACAAACTATTTGAAGGAGGACTAACTCATGAGCTATGTCGTAGATAAAAGTGGTGACTTCAGTGATTATCATGAAGTACACAAGGGAACTTGCCCTAATCGCCCAAAAGTTAATGATTCATATCTTATTGATGGGGATTTTGAAAATGATATCGAAGCAATGGAATACACTCGTAGAACTTATCCATCACTTCAAATTAGGCCGTGTTCATCTTGTATGGATATATCATCACGTTAACTTGTTATCCCTCAAAGCCCATATCATTGATTTGGGCTTTTTTTGCGTTCAATTATCCTTCCATAAATATAGAAACATAATCAAGATATAAAGAAATCTCCTTGTTTCAACCAACCCCCAATTTCTTGATACGTATTCAAATATTAAGTAAAAGATAGATAAACAAGTTGCTCTTATTAGTCCTTTGATAACCTTATCTTTCATATCCACCTTTTTTCTCCTGTTTCTAAATTAGTAACGGAAATTTTTCCTAAAGTTCCGCCACCTACTTCGGTTAGAAGAGGGGTGAGTTCAGGTAAGTTTTTATTATGTATTTCTTTCCAAGTTTCAGAGTTATAAAATACTTTTCTCCGCTCCATCTTGTCTCTCACTTCCAAAGCCTTAATCATTGAGATGGGATTTTTCTTGTGCTTAAAGCGTGGAATGTTAACATAACCATAATGAGAAACATAAGAATCAATTTTCGTTCCATCTCCGCCGTAAACACTTGTTATCTCTGCTTTTCTCCGTCTTGTCATTTACTTACCTCAAATTCTTAAATCTGTCAGTGACTCTTTTTTGCTGTTCATCAAATTCTTTGTCGAGCTGCCCCATTTTTGATTTGTGCTCAGCAAGCTCTTCATCAATTTTTTGAAGTTGTTTATCCATTTGGTTGTTCAATATTACCCAAGTTATTGAGAAAATGACGGTACCCATAATCACAGCGATTAGCGCTCTAAGGGCAAGGTATTTAATTCCCATAAGTATTGCCACAATCAGCGTTGGCATAGATATAATAAGCGATACAATGCTCATAGCCATAATAATAAATAAAACTAATTTTGATGCATCTTTCATTCCACAACCTCCTCGATATAGGCAACTTTGAAAGCTCCGTTGGTGTCTGTAATCCAACCTGCATTACTTTCAATATACTCAATAACATCAGCATAACTATCAGCTTTAACAAACCGTTGTTTTGAACGAAGTTCTCCATCCTGGTCCACAACCGAGTTACTTGCTAATCTAAATTTTTTCATCTCCACCTCAATCCATGTGTTTATCAAGCCATTTCATGATAAGTTTCACGATATAGCCACCTATCATTCCACCAATAAAGGCCAGTATAATGTTACTCATCATTCCTCTCCTCGCACGTTATCAGACTCGTCAAGGTCTGAGCGGTTTAAGCGTTTATTTCTGATATAGCAACGCCGACAAAAGCATTCCTCGTGAGTGCTAAATAAATTGACTCTCCATTTAGACCACTTATGCCCGAACAGCTTACACAAAAGGTTCATTTTCTATTCCTCCACCATTTCTTAATATAATTTTTGAAAACGAATATGATAAAAGCCATGATAATAATGCCCCAAATTGGAATAGCAATCATTGCTGCTTTTATGATTCGTATTATTAACTCTTGCAATTCATTATTCATTCAATCCCTCCCCACCAGTCATTGACCAGCGATATTAGTTTGTCGGTCATAGTTTCTCGTAAGCTATTTTTTCTAATTTTAAAAAGCATTGATCTAAAATGTCCTTTATCAGTTGAAGCGGAATTTCACTTCTAATGTTGTAACTTCTTGAAACGCCTTTATCTCCTAACCCTTTAAAAGTCAACTTACTTTGTTCATCCGTTGTTTTTAGATTAAACATCAGATTTGAATAAAAACAAGTCGGCTTTTTTGAATATCTTTCAGAATCATAAGCACTGTAATGAGCAATATTTTTAATCCCTTGAAAATCTTGAATCTGCTTATAATATTTCCATATTCTACTAGACTGTGGATTTTCAATTACCCATACAGCCGGCTGATAGCGCTCAATTATTCTTATTGTATTAAATGCACAAAGTTCGCCATTCAATCTTGAATAAACTGTCTTCCACCAGTGCTTTTTGAATGGAGTATCATTTTTTGTTTCTAGTTGTTGCTTGGTCCTAATTGTAAATTCATTACTTACAAATTCTTGGCCAAACATCGTATCTGTTGATTCTGTGTACCAACAAACATTGCCATTAAGCATTGCGCTTGCATTACTCCATGACTCACAAGGCGGACTAGCAAGAATGATATCTGGTTTTGGTAGTTTATCTAATTCTTTAAATAAATTACTTTCGCCAAAATATTCACTTGTATCCGATAAGTCCAGATTCAAGAAGTCAGTATTTTTATTTTCAATATCAATACCAATTGAAATGATTTTTACATCATCTCCATAGTATTTTTTTACAGCCTGTTTGTAGCATCCGTTTCCACTATCAAACAGCGCCCAAACCACATTTTTCATCCCTCCACCACTTTCACTAAATCAACTCCGAGGGCTTTGCTATCAAACACAATGCCATCTACCGTTGTTTTCTTTGCCCCATATTTTGAGTTCTTAGCTTGCTGGAACTTCATCTTTGGTGTCCTGTACTTGAGAAATTCATTACTTGCGCATTATTGAGTTTAAATTTCAATCTTGCTGGCAATTGTTCAAGCCTTTCATCACTTTCTGGAATTGTCAATATAATAATAGAGCAGCTATCTTTTGCGCTTAGCAATGGAGTCAATGCTTTTTCTGCTTCCTTATCTACAAAGTCAGCTAATGAATCAAAAATAAGAATTTCCGCTTCTTCAATATCATGTAATATTTTCAAATATTTTTCTCTTGCTTCATCACTAGAAAATCTATTTTCAGCAATCTGTATGTACTTTCTGACTTTTAAGCGTTTTACTTTTTTCTGTCTACCAACATTAGTAACAATCCATTTGACCATGTTGTCACAAGATACGACACTTAGTTCATCCGCAAAATCATATTTAACAATGACATTTTTAGTCAAATCAATACCTTTTTTAGCTTTGAATTCTCCTAAGAAGTCATTGACAGCTTTAGCAGCAACTGTCTTTATTCCTTCGGCATGGCACATTGGACAAACTCTTACATCATATAGGTAAGGTTCTCCGATCACTTCGCCTTTTTCGTTCTTAGGATAAGAAAGCACAGATTTCTTAGAGCCGATAATCTCACAGCCGTGAACTTCACAAGTTCCAAGTCCCCCACCTTCTTGATAGTTTTTCAAAACATCAGTTGCTTTGATAGCAAACTCTCCGTCATCTCTCCATGTATCAAAAGCCATTAGATAAAGCCTCCGAGAGTTTCTTTTTTAACTTTTACTTTTTGTTGATATTCTTCAAACATCATATTGCTAAGAAATTCATAAGCATTAATACTAAATTTTGCTTCATCATCTCCAGGATTTTTAGATTTATAATATTCCACATAATTATTTGCTCCAATAACAGAACGTTTCTTTTGTTCAGGAGATAGTGTAATAAATACTTGCAATGCCATTGCTCTTCTTGAAAGATTCTTTTTTGATAAATTAGTGAAGATAGAAAAATAGTTCAAGAATAATTCTTCTGTTTCTGTATTTTTCTCTTTTTCTATTTCTATTTCTTTTTCTATTTCTATTTCTAATTCTTTCTCTATCTCTGTTGGAGCTTGGTTGGAACTAGTTGGAAGTTGGTTGGAAGTCGGTTGGAAATTTTCCAACTTTTTACCCCTTTTATATTTATTCCAATTTGTTTCTTGTCCTATAAGCATTGGTACTTGAAGCATTTCCGCACTTCCGTCATCTCCTATTTGCAATAAACCTGATTTTTGGAAATAATCTATAGCTAATCTGACATCATCAAGTTTTTCATCAAGATTTAAAGCAATTTCTTGAGCAATATCTTGTAACGTTCCTTCATAATAAATCACTCCATTATTAGGCAGAGAAGATAGCAACATTTGTTGATAGATAATGACCAAAGTATCTCCGCCAGTTACAGTTTTTCTCAAATTCTTAATTGCTAGATTTTTAAAGAAATTTTCATCTAGTTTAATCCAAAAATATATTTTAGTTTTACTTTTTGTCGCCAATTTTTTCCTTTCCTTCTTGTTATTAATTTCTTCGGAAAATGTTATAATGAAAATAAATGGAGGTTTTCATGAAAGAAGAAAATAAATCAAGATGCATTAAATGTCATTATCCAAATCTCGAAGAAATTTTTACTTTTTGCCCAAACTGTGGGTATCCTGTTAACTCAAATTACTGTTCGGATGATAACTGTGAAATGAACGATCCTGATGATCCAGTTGCATTCCCAGAAACTGATTGTTTTTGTAATTATTGTGGCTCAGAAACTAAGTACTTCAAAGACGGGCTTATCCAACCTCAAAAATATGACTAATTGCTCTTAGGAGCTTTTTTTATTTCAAATTAAAAGCTGGCGATGAGTGGTTATGCTATTTAGCTAAATACTCATTGACTTTACGGCTCGTTCCGCCACCCTCCAGCTTTGACTAAATACGAAACCACCGCCCAAGGTAGTATTGCTTAAAGTTGAATTATTTCTAATTCTACTGCTCAGGATTAGTGAGTACTGCAGTTTGCTCATAGGTTTAGTTTTGGCCTACTGGAAATAATTCATCCACAATTGGCTCTTCTTCATCAACGACCGACTGAGCGGATTCTTTAATTCTTACCCAATCAGAAATTGACATAATTGCCTCATAAGGTTCCATGTTTTCCCAATATTCCAGATCATTATCACTAGCCCCACGTTCTTTTGCGGCTGCAAAAGCTTTATCATATTGTGCTTTTAATTTTTGAGCTTTTTCTTGTGCTTCTTGTTGCTCTTTTGGGTCAATGGCAGGTTGAGGAATCTCAAACTGCTTAGCAATAATTTGTTGGAGCGTCCCTTTAGTTTCTTCATACCGTAGATTAGAAATGTCGAATTGTCGATTATGATTCCTGTCAAAATAAGCTCGAATCTCTACATCTTGGTCTTTCAAAATAATATTTTTCATTGCTCGGCGTAGTGCTGGAGTATAACCAATAATCTCGCCTGTTTTTTTATCAAATTCTTCTACATCACGGCTAAGCAAAATAATCGTTTTATCCCGAAATTTGCTCATTAATAAACTTTGCATGTCTTTAAAAAGACTATTTATTTTCCCCCATGCCCGTTGTGCTGATTTTTGATTACTAAATTCATTACGCAATAAGCTTTGAGTCCGCTCGTCAAAATCTTCAATTAAGTCAATAACAAGAACCTCCCAGCTATCAGAGTTTTGTTCTGCTATATTTAAAGCTTGAAGAAAATTAGTAACAACCTGCTCTGCTTTTTGCGGAAATTCGAAGTCAATTGCCATATATCCTTGGCGATTTGCATTCCCGTCTGTGCTAATGAACAAAGCTCGTTCTGGGCTGCTTGCGAACTTAGCTGCTAAAGTCGTCTTACCAGAACCACCACAACCTGAAATCAATATGCGATTCAGTTTAGGTTTCCTAATTCCTGCAGGTTTAATTTGCATTACCATACTTCTACCTCTAATTCTTCGTATTTTTTGTTTTGGATACAGCAGTCACAGTTATGACAAAAGTATCCATCCATTCCCTCATGATCAATATTATGAGCGATATTATCCAACTCAGATAACACAGTTTGAACAAGAATTTTATCCGAAATGTCAGCAAGTTTTCCAAAATCCATCGTAATTGTCTTGATATTTACTGGCAGTTTCTTGGTAAAACCTACAATTTTCCCAACTACTGTATAATCTAATTTTGTATAATCAGAGAATTCTTGAGCAACTAACCATGCGTATAAAGCCAACTGCTCTCTATAATGGCTGTACCATTCCAAATAAGCTCTGATATTTTTATCAAACACATCTTCAAAACTTGCGGCCGTTTTCCAGTCAATTATTTCAATGATCTTATTTTCGTGGTCAAACCTTAAGACATCAATTCTTCCACTAATCACAAAATCATCATAATCAGCTCTGATATAGAGTTCTTTGTGAGTATGTAAAGTATCGAAAGACTGATAAGTTTCGGTTTTTTTCACTTCATTGACTGCCATCACAATATCTTTAAAAACTTTTTTAATAGCTTGATTCTTCTTGCCTAGATTGCCCATCATATCCACAGAGTGCTCTTGAACAAAGTCATCAGTACTTTTATCTCCCTCAAGCATTGCATGAGCATAAGAGCCAACTAGCATAGCTTCCGTAGGAGATTCAGCGTACCTTTTTGCTTTTCTTTCCCTTAATCTAAAAGGGCATTCCTGAAAAGTTCTAATATCAGAAAAACTAAATCTTGGCTTTTCTTCGGTCATTTAACGTTCTCCGTTTCTGATTTTTGTTGAAACGTGATATAATCTAGGTATAAAATTTTGTAGACGTATCACGTCTTAGTCCGCATTCCTAGTGCGGACTTTTTTGTTGTTTGCTCATACTAATATCCCCAGTCAGACAAGCACGAATTGAGCATAGCGGCTTTTTCTCGTTCCGTTCGTGATCTGCGGATAATGTACATTGTTCCGTCTTTTCTCCGATAAGTAGATTCAATAACTTCTCCAACTACTTCTCTTTTTTCTAAGTCATAATGCTTATATCCAATGACTGTAGGAACTGTCAGGACTTCTCGTCCATTCATAATTTGTGTGTGCATTATTTGCCTTTCTATGTATGCGTTTTAATCCTCCGAGTGTTATAATGACTGTGAGCAGATATTTGCGGTATTTGCTTAGTTTTATGGAAAGGAGGAATTTTAAATGAGTGAAACTGGATTAGATGAATTAATTGATGACTTGGAAAATATGCTTGATAAAGCTAGAGATTTAGATGGAGAACATGATGTTAAATTTAGCGATATGTTTACTGAATCTTTCATGAAAAATCATACCGAGTTCTCATCTCTTGAGGACTTTGCCGATGCCAGTCGTTTTGATTGGACAACACCCGAGCCATTTGAAGCTATTCCCGATGATGAATTAGACGTTTTTGTAAGGAAAAACTCAAAATTCAATTCGTGGGAAGAAATGCTTGAAACTGCTAGTTCCGAGTATATTCTGAATCAACTTGGATTTTAATTTTATTTATCCTAGTTAATGTATTTTTTAACTGTTCAACTTGGTCTAAAGCTTCGTTGAACAGTTTTTTTAGTTCGTCCAACCCTTCTGCTTTTATTTCTATACTAATATCTGGCATATTTTGTTCTCTTTTCTAGCGGAGCACCACATTTAATAAATTAACTTTGTATGTGGAGGTAGTCGTTTTCTCCTTAATCATGTCTTGCCCGACATTTTAGTAATAAAAATCATGTAAATCTTCCAAGAGATAGAAGACTGAACCACCTCGATTTATTGAAGGTAATCCGTTCTTTCTCCACTTTTTCAGCGTATCTGATGACATATGGAATTCTTTTAACAAATCAGCCTGTCTGATTTCTCCAGTCTTGCTTTCATATTTGAACAGCTCCTTTTGAAATTTCAGCCATTCATTCGTCATCTTACGAAATTCTTCCAGAACACCATTGGCTAGATACGCAGCCATTGGATCATATCGTTCTCCCATAGATTCTCCTTTCTTAAGCTATATTTCGATAATAAATATGGTAGTTCTTCCCATTTTTACTTTGTACAAACATTGGATAACCCATTTCTTTAATGGTCTGTTCTACTTTCTCAAGCACAGATTCAGCATATTTTGTTACTGACCCACTCCAATTGCCTGATGATTCAGCGAACACCTCAAATTCATCGTCCTCTAAAGTCAAATAAGTTTTAATAAACTGGCTTACTGCCGTACTATGAGGCTTTTTAGATTCCGAAAAAATACCTAACTCTACTGCTATCTCTTCTGTAGAGTAGAATTTCTGACGTAGCGTTGGCATTTCAAGAAGCTTCTCACCAGTCATAATTTCAACAGCTTTGTTTTGTAGCAGCGCTTTATTCACATCAGACGTTGCGTTATTCGCCATGTCAATCAATGCTTTAGCAGCGCGATTACGTGCGTTTTGGTCCATCGCTTTTGCTCGCAAGCGTTTGGCGTAATCGTCTTGGACGTTAGATACTTGAGGTTGTTGCTTGATATGTTGCTCCATTTGGTTGAAACGTTCAATATAAGCTACAGCAAATTGTGTTCCTTTGGCTCCGGTCATCCGCGTTGAGAATAACTCACAACCCTTTTTAGTGAGACGGTAGCATGGTAATTCTTTATTTTGAGTAGAAATATAAGTATCTTCTGTAAAATAGGATGAGCCATTTTTGGCTTCTCCTAATTGTTCAATGATACGTGCAATATCTCTCATTACTTTTCCATGGTCTCGACCAACCATATCTGCAACTTCAAGCGAAGTTAATGTGTTTTCTAATTGGTTCATATTTTTATGAACTCCTTTCTGTTTATGTGGTATAATTTTTGCATGATAACTAAAGCAATTTATAAATTCTTATTACTATTCCCTGACGATGACCAAGCATTTTCTTTTAAGGAATTACAAGAACTGTCCGGGAAAGATATATCTAAAACAAGAGCATATACAAATCTTCTTATAGATCAAGGTATGATTATTAAGTTAACTGATCCAGATGGATTTATGATCCTTCCGAAAGGTATAGTTGCTAAAGATGAATATCAAGAATATAAGAAATTAAATTTTTTCAAACAGTTTATTTATCCAGCACTAGTAGCTATTATTGGAGTAATTGTTGGTGCAATTATATCTGCTTAAATTTATTTAAAATACTTATAAGTAACATAGCATCCGAATAAGTAGCAAATTACTCCCCATATCGAAAAAGCAATAATTATTTTCAATGAATTATCCATTCATGTTTCACCTTTCTAGCTAATTTTATACACATTTTGTGTAGTTTTGTCGTAAAAAATATCATTCAAAGATCTTGGACCGATGAATGGTTTCAGGTAGTTGCGGATCGCAAACATTTCTGTAGCTCTCCAATCATACTGACCTAATTCTTTACGTCTATACTGTTCTTCGCTCAAACCAATAGCTTTGGAGATTTGTTTTTGCGAGATTTTATAATCTTTTCGCAGAGCAATTAATTCTTTTTCTACTGCCATGCTGGCTCCTTTCTTAATTTGTATATTTTTAATATCATTTCTCTAATTTATATCTCCGTCGAGAAATGATATAATTGAAAGAAAACGGGGAAATTTTTATGGAAACAAAAATTTATTCTTATCACAATGCTTCTTACACTAAATTTCAGAATATAACAATCGAGGTTTCTTTAAAGTGCCCATATTGTGGACTGCCAACAGCTTTTGTAAATTCTGCTCTTATTCCAAATAGTAACGCTGGGATTGCTCCGTTTTCACATAGATGTCCTAACTGCGAAAATATTAGCTATTCATTCCAAATTACGAACGACAAAGAATGGAAATTAGGTTCTTTTTATCCTGGATATATTTCAGATGGAATTCCTGAAATATTAGTTAAACATTGCCCTAATTTTGCTCATATTTATTCACAAGCACAACAAGCTGAACAAAACGGACTCACTGACTTAGCCGGCATGGGTTATCGAGCTTCCATTGAATTTTTAATCAAAGACTACGCCCTAGCTTTTGAACTAGATACTATCGATGATATAAATAAACTAAAATCACTCGGCCCTACCATCTCACATTATTTCAATAATAAACGTAAAAATAAAGAGTTATTAACATTTAATGCCGCTGAAGTAGTGAGTATTATCGGCAATGATTTTACTCATTGGAATAAAGAAACAAATTGTGATTTGAATGTGTTAAAGCACTATACTGATATTGTAATTAAAGTGATTGAAATGAACTTTGACATGAAGTTTCCTACTGTTTCTCGTCAGTCTCGGTAATTCCGAGCACTTTTTTTATTTCATTTAATGTGACAATGATATATCTCTGCTGCTCTAAAATCTCATTTATAGCTGTATCTGTTAACAAGCTCATTTTTTAACCATCCTTTCTGTTTATTAAATTTCTGCTTTCGCAGTAAGGGAAGTTCAGGAATCGAACCTGTTCGCCAGTCTTCCCTGCTCATTGTGAGCGATATCATAACTCCGTGATATAATGTAAGTGACTAAACTAAAATTATATTGGAGGTTCTTATGAACGATAATGATGATTATTCCCCCTTTGAACAATTACAAAGACTTATTAAAGAAATTAATGATTCTTTGGGCCCTATTTATAATGATTCACTTAAAGGTACAATGTCAGCAATAAACACTATAAATCAAGCTGCATTAAGAAATAATCAATTAATTGTGAGCCAAGCTTTCCCAAATCTTACTGATTATTTAAAAGAATCTATTCAACCTACTGCAAATTTAGTAAAAGAAATGACTGCCATCAGTAATGCTATTAATGAAAACATAAGGTGGACGATACCAAATTATTCAGAACTTTTCAAAGAAATAAAATTACTTTCTATCAAGCAGCCTTTGGAGTCTATCAATATCACTTTGCAGTCTATTGATACAATTAATAATTCTTTTATTAGTAATAAAAATACCATTTACAACCAGTCTCAATTTGATCCATCTGACTATCCTGATAAACCAATAAAAGATGAAATAAAGCCCTATAATTCTCAATCCTTCGGAAAAGAATTGAAAAAACGTATGTATAATCTCTCTCATAATATGATTGCTCCTTTTTCTGATAAAGCTGAGATGTCTAAATGGATAGTTTATTTTGTGCTTGAACAAGTAATGACTTCAAAAGATGTACCCATACAAGCCAAGACGGTAATCATAATTATTATAGCTTTTTATCTAAGTAGCGATAAATCAAAATGAATTCCGCCCCCTCTGGGGCTTTTTATTTGCCAAACTTGCTACTTACGTCGCGGTGGATACGTCGTGCACCGTCATTTGAGCCCGTTCCGTCCGCCGTACTGAATGCTCCATGATTGTTCGCTTGTTTGACTTTATGAGTTCATTATACTACACGTTTTGTGTAAAGTCAACAAAAAAACAGTAAATACTAAAAAAAGTTTGCAAAACGTGTAATTTTCTTTTATAATACATATATAAAACTTCGAAAGGTTCGATATGAACGATAGAGAAATAAATAGATTTGTCGGAATGAAAATAAAAGAGTTTCGAAAAAATAAAAAGTTGACTCAACAAGACTTAGCTGATTTGGTCGGGGTGAAGAATAGCGCAATTTCTAATTATGAACAGGGGACTAGGATTCCTAAAAGAGATTTTTTATTCAGGGTTGCAAATGCCTTGGGGGTTTCAATAGATGAATTTTTTCCTATACAAATCGAAGAAACATCTTCTGTTTTATCCGAAATAAACAAAATCAGTTCACAGCTCGAAGAACCTCGTCAAAAAGTTGTTCTTGATACTGCTTCTTCTCAATTGGAAGAGCAAGAAAAGGCTAAAAGAGCTGTTAAACCAAAACCAAAAGTTACTCCTCTTTTTGATATAAATTCTCCGCTTACTGACGAAGAGCTTCAAGAAGCCGTAGACGAAGCTGTAGCTTTTGATGGTGTGCCTCTGACAGATAGAGAAAAAGAACTTTATAAACATTTGCTCCGTGAAGCGTGGGAAGAAGACCATGGCAAGGGGTAAAATATATGTCAGTTATAAAAGAGTTGCTTTCAGAACTCGCACTAAAAATAAAATATTATAATCCTTCAGATTACCCTCATCTTAAAGATGGAATGAAGTTTAATATTCGAGGAACAACTTATATTTTTATTGATATATTCAATAGTGAAAAGGTAACTCAGAATATATTACTTCACGAAATAGGGCACGTTTCCTTTGGTCATAGACATCTTGACTGTCGTTCTTCTGGTTGGGACAGAAGACAAGAAAGAGAAGCCGACCGCTATATGATTGAGTATAGAGCGGATGAATGGCTTGCTCAGTTCGACTGGGAACCGGATGTTATTGATTATGATAAATTTATTGAGCATTTTGAGTTAGAAAACCGTCATTATGAGTTAGTTGTTGAGGTGTTTGATGAAATAATCGGCCAATCTCAACTACATAGCCATTGTTTATAGTAAGGAGTGAAAAATGAATTACACAGAATTTAGAAAGTATGTTGAAGAAAACACTCGTGCACAAGGTAATTTTTTAGAAAACTTTACTGACGGTATCGATGATATGGAATTTGAATAAATAAAACTTTAATACTATCGCTTTCTCCTTAATCATGTCTTGCCCGACAATAGAACAGGAGAAAAAATGAATATTAAAGAAGTCAAAAAAAAAGACGGTACAACCGTCTATAAAGTAAATGTCTATCTTGGTGTAGATAGCCTAACAGGTAAGCAAGTACGTACCACGGTTACAGCCAAGAACCGTAAAACGTGCGAGAACAAAGCTCACCAAGCTATGAATAAGTTTATCAAAAATGGGTCTACTGTTGCAAGAGAAAAAGTTTCATTTGACAATTTTAATGCCTTAGCCGCTAGTTGGTTTGATTCTTATAAATTGACAGTAAAAGCAAATACTATCAGAATCAATAGTAATTTTTTAAAAAATTATATTTTGCCAGCGATCGGAAACTATAAAGTTGAGAAAATTACAACTATACTATTGCAAAATATTGTTAATGACTGGGCTAGAAATGCCAATACTGCTGAAATAGTTAACGGTAATCGTGAAAAGGGAAAAAGCAAAGACTATAAGCTGCTACTCAATATCATCAAACGCATTCTTGATTATGGTATGCAATTAGGTGTTATCTCAGACAATCCAGCTATAAAAGTATTTTCTCCAAAACTCAAGACAAGAACAGTCAAAAAAATAAAGTATTTTAATAATGATGAACTTAAACGTTTCTTGGCTTACCTTGACTCGTTACAATCAACCACAACAAATAAAAAGAGCACTACTTTATACAAGTTTTTACTTGCTACTGGTTTACGCATCTCTGAGGCTTTGGCCTTATCTTGGTCTGATATTGATTTTGTTAATAATACCGTTAGTGTAACTAAGACACTTATACAGTACAACAATGAGATACAAGACGGCGCTAAAACAAAAGAAAGCAATCGTTTAGTATCTTTAGACAGCGAGACAATTGCAATGTTGAAAGAGTGGAGAAAATCCCAAAATGATGGGGCTATATCTCTGCATAATTCTTTAGTCTTCTCATATCATCAAAAAATGAGAACTTACGAACTCGAAAGACAGCACTTAGTTCGACACTTTAAAAACGCTAAAGTTCCCAACATTGGATTTCATGGTTTTCGTCACACTCACGCAAGCTTACTAATGAACAATGATGTAAATCCTAAAGAAATTCAAATGAGATTAGGACATGCAGATTATTCAATCACAATGAATTTGTACAGTCATCTTGCTAAAGAGAAAAAGAAAGAAACCGCCGAAAAGTTCGCTAATATACTTAAAGCACTATGA